TTTGTAGTCCATCGTGCATCCCTCCCAACACGAACATTTGTTTGATTATATATTAACACAAGGTAATATATATTTCAACAGATGCGTACAGGGAAACGCGGTGAAGCGTCGAACCTACGCGGCAAAAAACGACAGCCAGCGCAGGGTTTGACAGAATGTTACACACGGTTATATCGCTGCGGCGATCAACAAACAAAATATCATATGAGGAGGATAAGAAAATGGCACTTATCAAATGCCCCGAATGCGGGAAAGAATACTCAGAAAAGGCAGCTACATGTCCAAACTGCGGAGCGCCAAACGATTTATTAAATAGGAGCCAGCAGAATTTGAACGACCAGCTCCAGACGAGCGATACCACAAAAAAAACAAACACAGGGTTGAGCATAGCTGCTTTTGTTGTTTCACTTTTTAGTTTAATATTTGCACCTTTATCCATAATCTCGATTATTTTAATTATAATCGACGCTGTTAAGAATAAAAACAAAAAGCGCAAGAAGGGGCTTTGGATTGCCGCACTTGTTATATCAATCATTATGATCATAACTCTTTTTGTTCCGAAATCGGGTAACAACGATGCAGAACAGCACACAGTTGTGCAAGAAAATTCAAATGGCGACGTATCAGAAGGAGCCGATCCAATCGAAACGGAAACTAACATTCCGAAAGAATATATTGAGGTAACTGCGGATGACCTCGTTGATGCTCTGAACAGCAACGCGATGAAAGCACAGAATGATTACCTTGATAAATATCTGCAAATCACTGGAACATTAGGCACAATCGACAGCTCCGGGAAATATATCTCGATTGATTCGGAACAGTTTTCGTTGGCAACAATCCAATGTTACATGACTTCCGAGACACAAAAAGAACTGATTATGAATATGAAAAAGGGCGACCCTATCACAGTAAAAGGATATTGTAAAGATATGGGAGAAATCCTTGGATACCAGATAGATATTGAAGAAATAACAAATTAAAAAATAAAAAGCCCCGATGCTGGTAACACCGGGGCAATAAAGAAAACTATACAGCACGTGAGGTGGTGGTATGTTTTCCCTCGCAAGAAAAGTATACCACAGCCTCCTACACCTGCATAGGTGTATTTTTTATACCTAAAAGGAGGATTAACTATGGCAACAGCAAAAAAACTCCCGTCTGGATCATGGAGATGCCGTGTTTACGACTACACAGACGAAAACGGGAAAAAACACTATAAATCATTCACGTCTGACAATCCAAAGCCCGCAGGAAAGAGAGAGGCTGAGGCTGCCGCCGCTGCTTATGCAGTTTCAAAAAAAACTGCTGCTCCGCGTTCCTTAACTTTCCAGGCAGCCCTTGAGGCCTACATCGAAAAAAGGTCTGTCGTGCTGTCCCCTTCCAGCGTCCGGGAATATAAACGCGCCAGGAAAAATTATAAGGACTTGAAAGATATCCGAATAGATGACATAACCCAGGAGGATATCCAGAGGCATGTCAATGCGTTTACCGAAGGGCACTCCCCGAAGAGCGTCCGGGATAACCACGCTCTAATCAGTGCCGTATTAAGGGAGACGCGCCCCGATTTTGCACTGAACACCGTTCTCCCGCAGAAGATTCGACCGCAGCTCTATGTACCGACAGATGATGATATAAAAAAGGTTATGGAGGCAGCCAAAGGGACAGAAATGGAAATCCCAATCCTACTGGCAGCCTTCGGCCCCATGAGGCGCGGGGAAATCTGTGCGCTTGACCGAAGTGATATAGCTGGGACACGCGTCCATGTGCACCGCAACATGGTTCTAGATGAAAACAGAAAGTACATTATCAAATCCCCAAAATCATATGCTGGAGACCGTTTTATAGATTTTCCCTCCTTTATTACGGACCAGATTCCAAAAGGCAACGGCAGAGTGACGGAACTCAACCCGAATATGATCACCCAACGATTTAACCACGTCCTAAAGCATGCTGGAGTGCCGCACTTCCGATTCCACGATTGCCGACATTACTGCGCGTCTATCATGCACGCAATCGGGGTTCCAGATGCTTATATTATGGAGCGCGGCGGCTGGGGGAATGATGGGACATTAAAAAACGTCTACCGCCATGCGATGGAAGACCAGCGCGAAAAGATGTCAAATAAGACCAACGGTCATTTTGACGCGATGTTCAATTCTCTGTAAGCGTGTCATATTTCGTGTCATACTGTTGTTTATTTTAATATTTTAACGTACATATATATACTTTTAATAATATTACTATATATCCAAGAAATGCTTTAAAATCAGCATTCCAAGCAAATAAAGGAATTTCAAAGCATTATGCAAACCAGTTCAAGTCTTGTCACTCCGACTAAAAGAACCTTGAGAGATCAAGGTTCTTTTTGCTTTGTGTCATATTTCGTGTCATACATCATCAAAAAATAAAAAGCTGGGAGGACTTTGCTTGCCCTCTCAGCTTATGTCTTTATTCTGGTTTTCTTTTATTCGCCACTTTTCAAAATCTCCGTTTTTTACTGCTTCTTCCGCTTCAGCAAATAGTAAAAGTTAGATAAAAAAAGAAGGGGCAGCTTTTCGGCTGTCCCTAACTTTTAAAATTCATCGATCATCGGGCAATCGTGATGATCCATCTCCTTTAGATCATCTATGCTCACATAGTACTTTATGAGCGCGTATGCAATGTCTCTTTTCCCTGGTGCGGCGTTCAGGTCAAAAGTAAATGGCATCTTCCGGAGCGCATCGTTGTATGCCGCTGAAAAGATCATGTATGCCCGCGTATGTAGTTTTGCCGGTCTCTCGCCGGATTTCTGATTCCGGTAATCCTCTGCGATTCCTTTCCAGCTCAAATCCTCCGGAATCTCTGAAGTAATATATACGCGCTCCGCGTAATCATCAGGGAGTTTTTCTACCTCGATGTATGCATATTTCCGCTGCCCGTTTTTCTCGTATTTAAATACGATATCATCGATATACGGAAGCGCGGTATATTCCACTCCGTTTTCTTTCAAGACATCTTCAAAAGGTCTGTCTATAATCTGATAAATAACCTCAATTCCATAATGATTAAATTTTTCCATTTTTTCTTCTCCTTTTTCATTTTCTTTTCCCAGCCGATCCAGTTCAGCTGCGACTGCCTTTTTTATAAAAGGAGCTGCAGCTTTAATACCCAAAGCTTCCATACGTTCCCGTGTGCCTGCCGGAAACACGACATTCACGCGGTCGTTCTTTTTCTGGTACTCTTGCGAGTACCAGATTTGCTTTTCAGGTGTCTTATTTTCTTTTTTCCCCATTTTCAATCCTTTCCAAAACAGAAGGGGAAGAAACGCCCCTGCTGTTTTTACTCAGTTATTTCGGTGAGTGTATACTCACCTTCTTTAAATCTCGGATTATCTCTAAACCTATTGGCTACGCAAATACACGCGCCATTCAAGGCTGCAGCTTCTCCTTCGTGAATGAATATTTCATCCTCGTAATAGATCCTACTGACTTCTTTTTTTAAATTGAAGGAATACCCTTCAATTTTGAATCTCTTTTTCATTTTTTCGTCTCCTTTTTTTGTTACTTATGCGATTATAATACACTAAAGCACGCCATTTGTAAATACTAAAGCACATATTTTATAAAACAAAGCAGAGCCCATAAGAGCCCTGCTTTTCGGTGTTGTTTTCCTGTATGTCTTTGGTCAGAAAATTTACTCTTTCCGCCACTTTTTTGTTTTCCCGTCCCATTTAAAACCGCGTTCTTTCAGTTCTGCGCGGATGCCATACGTCTGCCCCGAGACAGCTTTAACCTTGTCCCAATTGATACCAAACGTGTCTCCATCCTCTGCGCCAGCATTTAACTTATATGTAAGATACTGCGTTTTATTTGTTTTAGATGTCTTTTCGCGTTTTTCAGGAGTAGCATAGTCAAAAGATAACTCCCCGGTACGATCATCAGCAGATGCCTGCAAAATCTCGTTCTTGTAATAAGACCCGTAATACCCGCGTGATTCTCTATATACTGCTTCTATTTCCCTGGGCTCTGCAGATGGATCGATGATCCCACCTCTATTTTTTTTCGCACTTCCGGCTGCGTTTAAAGCAGATCCGCGCCCACCGAAAAACTGTAAATTTATCACCATGCCGCCACCTCCACAACGTTAAATTTATCGCTAAACGGCTTTATCCTGATTATATCACCTTTGCAATCGTCTGGTACAGACCCATAAAAGATAATCTTATCAGGACATAGCCGCTTCATCATTTCATCATAGCCTGCGGCCGGGAGGACTTTGAATGTTCTCTCGGCCTATATCTTTATTCCAAGATCTTAACCTTATGGACAATCCCATTAATTCCCATCGCCGCAAACTGCTGCTGGATAACCTCTGCCTGCTCGCGTGTCCATACATCAGCTACGGATACTGTGTAAATCACTCCCGGCTCCGCTGCAGGATGCGTCCATTCCGCAGGATCATCATATGCGATATCAAGATCTACATCCCCCTTGATACCTGGGATCTCCCCACAGCTCGTGTACTGCCATCCAGATATGTTTCCGTCAACATCGGGCTTGTATTCCTGATCCGGCTCGTCATCAAACTGCATCGTTCGATAACCTTTGTAGTATCGAGCCACCCACAGCCGTGTCCCAGCAAACGCGTCAAAGTCAAGCCAGCGCTCCTTATAAACATACAGCCCGATATATAGCCCAAACCCGTACCCTGCCGTTGTGATGACTTCCTGTGCCGCTCTGATGCACTTTGTCAGTTTTTTAATGCCCAACGGATGCAACACATCTTTGTCCTCTACATCCCACCAGACCATTGTTCCGGTAAGCCCGTGAGACTGTAATAATTCTACGACCTGCTGAGCTTCTCCACGCGCCGTTTCCGGCGTGGCTGCGTAGGTGTACTTATATACAGACAATGGTATATTGTGCTTTCGGCAGCCTTCCAGATTTGCAGCAAACTGATGATCTTCCTTGCCCGATCGGCGCACACTGCGCAAGATTGCGAATGCAACTTTTGACGCTGCAACCTGTTCCCAGTCTATCACGCCTTGATTATCCGAAACGTCAATTCCTTTCCACATTTGCATTACCTCACAACAAAATTCTCCCACTTCTTGTATGCATCCACATACGTTTCCTGCTTGTCCCCATTATGCGTGATTTCGTAATACATACCGTCAGAAACAGTTGTGCTCAACAGTGCTTTATGGTTCTGAAGCGTCTTGCAGTACCAAACCACATATACATCATCCTGTGTAATCTGCTTCTGGTCGGTTTTGTCCGCATGGCTGTTGAAATAGTCAACGACAATCTGTTTGCTCTTTTCTAAAAATTCTTTGCTTCCCATACTTTCAATCCTCCGTATCATGCAAACATCCAATCTTCTGCCAACATATCAGCCTGTGACGCAAGCCATCCCATCTGAACACCAGATGTCCCAATAAACGCAACAGCCATATTCCCAATAGCTTCATGATCGCAGTTGACGATAGTTCCGTCCGTTGCCGTAAAGCTGATGTTCTTTGCGAGTGCAATGTACTGATTTTTCCCGTTCCAACCTGCTCTCTTAACTTCTATTCCACGTTTCATATACTTGATTGCAGTACCAAAATCAAACATAGCCTCCCCACCGAGGACTGGAGTCTTCCCTTTTTCTGCAACTTCCCACTCATCAGAAAGAATATTCTCAATCGTATATTCCACTCGCTGAGTTTCCCTAATATCGAGTAAATCCTTCCCCGTCTCAGAGTCAATCTTTCTGCACTTCATCATGATCGTTTTCTTTTCTTCATCCCAATACCAATATCCGCCCCATGACGGAAGCTTTACAGGGATTCCTGTTTTCATAATTTTAAATGCGTCTGAAAATTTCATATTCTACCTCTTTCCTTTTAATAGGGCGACCGAAGCCGCCCCAGAATCACGCTTAACCCCGCGCCGGGAGATAATCGGATCACCTTATCCTTCCTGTACTTCTTTCCATACACTATCTGTTCCTACAGCTCCAGGCTCCCATACATTGTTATCGACAAGCGATTCCCAGACCTTACTGTTGTGTTTTACCTTATCGCCTTTTTTATATCCGTTTGTGCTTCCAGGCTGCTCCCAGTCCGGGATAACACCAGGATCAGGGATGAGTACCTTTGCAAACAGGGACGGTGCCGCTTCCGGGGTCCACTGCTCCTGTTTATCGTGGTCAGACAGGACATTGTACAGCACTTTATTATAAGTGCACCGCTGCCCTTTTGTCAGATGTGTTCCGTCCTTCAGTGCTTCCCATTCAGGGTACAGCGACGGCACGAGCAAAGCCTGTGCATCCGTGTTATCCACAGCGCTGATTTTAGCCTGCTCTAGCATTGCCAGGAGATTTTCTTTCGCTTTTTCCGTAAACATATCATTTGTCCTCCAAAATACCGTTGATTTCATTGATGCCGGACGTGATGCTGGAAACATCGTTTTCCAGCTTTGTGACTTTATCAGTCAGTCCATCCGGCAGCCCTGCTTCTTCAACTTTTTCCATATGCACCGTACATACAGCCACATGGGATTCCACAAACCCGCTTTCTGTGGTTGCGTCCTCCTGCTCGTAATTGATGGATGCTATCACGTCAGGCGTATATTCCATCCCCGCAAATCTTTTGAATCCTGCATACCCGCATATTAAGTCGAGCCCGATATAATATCGCATCACAGCCGTATTTGCAGCATCTGAAAACATATCTATAATATTTTTCACATCGCTGCTTTTTATAGAGATTTGTAATGATTTCCCGCTTTGGACAATTCCATCAATCTCCAATTCTTTCCCAGATTTAAATACGATTTTTCTCATATTCTTACCTCTTTTCTGTTAGTATTTTAGGTTTTTTCTACATATCCCCGTAAAAATACACTGTGCCGGTTAATCCTACCCCTCGGTTCTCAACAGAGTTTGCTGGTCCGTTTTGAGACTTATTGCCTGCACATCCGGTAATTGTAATAGTCCCAGTTGATGCATCATATCCCAAGGCAGGTGAACAAGTGGCAACAGGATCATAAGCTGCCCTACCTCCATAGTCGCTATCTCTATGCGAGCTTGATGTTGTGGCATTTGTAACTACAAAAGCAAAATCCTCTGCAGTCAATTTTTCATAGCCGGATATCTGCCTGGCAACAGAAAACGATCCATTTCCAACCCCTGATTTAATAACATGCCGATCTGTCTTACCCAATTTTTTTGTTACTGTATCAGCACCAGTGGAGTATGTAATATAAACCCCGTCCTCTCTAGCGTCCATGCCTTTGATCGCACCATTGTCGTTGAGTGAATCAATATTGGTCTTTGCATTCGCAAATCCGTTTGCGATTCGCTGTTCTAGGTCGTTCATGTTTTTAGTGTTAAACGCATCGCCCTCCTGCGATACCTGCCCCTCACTGCGGGAAACGTCATACGTTGTTGATTCTCCGTTTGCAACGTTTCTCAGAAGTCGCCGTCCTGCAAATTCCACAAGGCGGGCTTTCCATTCTTTCGGGGTAAACCATGTCTCTGCCATTATAAAATCCCTATTCCTTCCCCGGCGTAGATTTCATCGCCGCAATAATAATAACTGTCCATGACGCGGTCATATACATATTTGACATCGTGTAAAATCCGCTCTATGGCATTCCATTTTTGATAAGTAACCAGCGGCGTATCTGGCGTAACTGGGGTATCTTTCAAGGTACTCCATGCGTCCCGGATGCGTTGTACATTATCACGGATTCTTTTAAAATCACTTACTCGTGGGATTTGATTCTTTTCCCACGTTTTCGTTGTTACAGTTATCGCTAAAATTCCAGCGATTTCCCGGATATTCCCTTCAATCCTGTTCAGGTCTGAGGCATTCAGCGCGCCTTTCATTCCTGCAGCCCATTCTTTTTTCTCCGTTTCCGTGATCGTCCCCGCAGCATATTTTTGCGTAAGTAGTTTTGCCCGCTCCACATCCTCCTGTGTCCGGTCATATACCCATTCCATTAGGTGATTCCCACCTCCTCATCAGCATACAACTCGCCAGAATAATAATCTTCTGATGTTATTTTATAATATCCTCTGTACTTTGCCGTACCCACAAATCCACCTGTAAGGTCAACACTAAGGGATTCTATACAGGCGACAAAATTTCCGTGCATTTTCAAGGTATTTTCAATCTCCGCCCAGTCCCCTGCTTTTTCCTCTGCGGACAAATGGCGTGTCTGGATGATCTGCTGGAGTTGGTAATAATCCAGGATATTGTCTGCAACCTTCTGTGCGCTTTCGTAATTTAAAAGCGTTCCGGAAAATGTTTTCGTGTTCCGCACCTCGCCGGACTTTATATGCTCGATTCTGGACAGTGTAGCCAGCTCTGTACCAACATATTTGTGCCCCGTGATCGTGACCTCTGCACGGGAGTTTCCAGCGATTTTCAGCACAACATAGTACGGCATTTGTTTAACAATCCTTCCAGCAGATGCGCTCATGTTCGCTGCCGGGCTTGTGAGCTGAATTGTATGTATCCCAGGATCGTATGTGCCTTTCGTAATCTCGCTTTCCGCCGCGTCCAACACCCACGTTTTATATTTTACGCTTACGTCTGACACATAAGGATCTGCCTTTAACGTCGTGGAAAATTTCCGGCTGCGCGGAATCGTTGTCGATATTTTTCTGGTCGATTTTCGTATTTCGATTCCAGACCGGCGGGATGTGTTCATAATCGCAGCGCAAGCGAACAATACCTCACGCAGAGCTTTTTGACAGGTCTGGATTTTAAGCGTGCCATACAGGGGCGTTTTCGCCACCTCTTCCTCTACTGTATAATCTTCAATCCCTGCCGCTGTCATAATCTCTTCGATCACACTTCCCGCCGTTTCTCCGGCGTATATCCGCCCGTCTTTAAAATCCACATTAGCAAGCATCCCTTTGTAGTCAATCGCCGATATTTGGGTGACATTTTTGGTGGTACTGTTAGATTCCATGAAAAACACGCCCAGCGGCATCTTCACGCCGTCAACGATTTCATAGGGTAACATTCTCTGCTTTTTCTGCAATGTTTTGTGCAACCCGTCGATTTTGCCAATATTAAAATCATCATCAGTGTCAACAAAGTCAAACGTGAGTTTGTCCGTTTTAATCTGATTACTGATAGGATCTGTGTCATTTACAAGCTTCGCGCTTTTTATGACATCGGGGCCCCAGATAAACGTTGTGCCATACTCGAGATAGTTTAACTTTACATTGTGCCACGGTAGGGCACGTACAAATCGGATCTCAATTCGTCCGTATTCCTCCACCTGATTTTTTGCAAAATAATCCAGTTTGTTCGGAAAGAAACGTTTTTGCGATTTATATGTACCGCCGAGGTCGTACCATGTCACTTCCATCTCCAGCGGGAATGCTTCTGAAAAATGAAAAGTCAGCCCAATAGAGGTATGATTTTCGGTAAAATCTATTCTGATTACAGGCTGTTTTGTGAAAATTCCATCTGCGCCCGCTTGCACATCCGAAAAAAATGGGATGTCCGTCGGCGTGTCTGGCATTTCGCTAAGACTCCCATCCAACACGAAAAAATTATGTTCCAGTGTAACGTATTTTGGTGGGCTGCCTTTTGACTTAAACAGCCCCATATCCCCAAAAGCAGCATTGCTCTCTGTGCTTTCTTTTGCATCAGGCAGAGCAGTCGTGTCATACAGATTGTATTCGACATAAGATTCTGTTTTCATCATGGTCTCCTTGCCGGTTCTTTCGCCGTAAACTTGCAGGTAAACCCTTTATAATCAGCGCTATCCTGTGTTATCTTCTCGTATTCATCAGAGACGCTGGATATATAAGCTGTGTATTCGTAATAACCAGGATCTGACGGCAGCGAAATAATATGGAATGGGACGGGCTCTGTAACCTTATCCCAGAAACGTTTATATACGCCATCCGGGAACGAGCTGCTCTTCCCGACCGACATTGTGTAGTTAAAATACACGCCTATCAATTCACGCTGGAGCTCTCCCGTTTCAACTCTTTCGGCGAATTTGTCGAGGAAATCCGCGTTTCTTTTTATGGACACGATGGGGATGTTAAAATACTCCCCATCTATGTATATGCCGCGTGTAAAAATCATCCTCCGATCACCTCCAGATCATATCCTTGCCTGCTTGCTTCCGATAAGAAATCCTGCAGTGTAGCTTGCGCCAGATCTACCCCGTTTACCTGCAAGACAATTTTCGCCGTTCTAAATCCGCCGCCGCTCTCTGCCATTACCTCCGATACAGCTTGTTTGATTGTGCCTATCGGCGCTTCGATGTTGGTCTGCCCTGCCCGCTGGTCGCCCAGAATCGCCAGGAACGGGTTGCCGCCACGGATTACCGAGCCAGATGCAAGCGCCGGGATATCCCGCAGGGTGCGAGATGCAAAGCTTTCGTTTATGGCATACGGCTGCACGGGAGTTGTTCGCGTATGCGATGATCCTCCACCAGTAAATATTCCGCCGAATATCTCCCCCACTTTTTCAAATCCACTTGCAAAAAAGTCTTTAACCGCCGAGATTGCAGCACGAATTTTATCTGTAAAATTCTGAATCAAATCAATAACCGGCTTGATAGTTTCTTCGACTTTGGATTTCACAGCTTCAAAAACTGTTTTTACACTCGTTTTGAAGTCATCAAATTTCTTGATAATCTCCGTCGATTTTTCCTTGACTTTGTTCATCTTTTCTTCAAATGTGCTTCTTACTTTTTCCCAAATCTCCACCGCTTTATCACGGATTTCTCCCCAGATTTCAAGGAAAAATTCTTTGATCGGTGTCCAAATTACCCCTGCAGTCTCTTTGATGGATTCCCAGGTTTCCGCGAAAAATAATTTGATATTTTCCCACACCGGCAATATATTTTCCAAAATTTCTGTCCAAAACTCATCCCACCATATCTTAAACTCGCTCCACTTTAACGAGGCATTTTCTGTGATTTCTGTAAATTTTTCGCCCAAGAATGTGCCAGCAGCTTCACAGAAATTAGAAAGGGATTCCATCATACCGTCAAATGCTTCAGATGCAATTTGAGCCATTTTTCTAGCTACTATAGTAATATCCAATGTTGACGAATCTGTTATTTTCCTCTGACGGGTCAAGTATTCTTCTGCCTTTGTCCCTAATTCCTCATAAGTCTTTCCAGCTTCATCACGAGCTTTTCGATTGTTTTCCTGCCATTTTGTAAACTCTTCATCATTTCCGCCAAGAGCTGCATATGCTGTATGAATCAAGCCGTTCAGTGTCTCTGAAATGATGTCGCCCACATCCTTCAAAAGCGTTGCCCAATCAATTCCTACCAAAAAGTCGCGGATTGCAATACCAACTTCATCCCATTCGATTTCTTCCAATCCCGCCTTTATCATTTCGAGAATAGATGTAGCTACTTTTGAAAACGCCTCGCCTGCCGCTTTCCAGTCAATATTTTTTACAGTTTTGGAAATCTGTTGACCTATATTGGCCCCAATAGCCTCCCAGTCTGCGGTTGAAAAAAATGTGTACACGGTATCGACAAACGTATTGACTAAATTAGATATTGTATTTGAAACATTGTCCCAGTTAAACCAATCTGTAAACGAATTGATCGCATCTGCCAGCCCTTTAGCTCCTGTCACAAAGGTGTCATAAATAACATCCCAATCAATGCTTTCAAAAAAACCATTCAAGGTATCTGCAATAAAAGCACCTATCGAATCCCAGTGAATTGTATGCACAAATTCATTCAAGAACTCAAATGCGGTGTTGATAGCCTGTGCAAGCGTTGTACCAATCGAGTATCCAAGACCTTCAACCTCAATAAATCCGTTGATAAAGGTTGCTATACTGTGAGCAATTCTCCGAGCAGATTCTTTGATATCATCCCACGGGATATTATCCAGAGCTTCTTTCAGCTTTTCCCCCAAGAACTTACCAAGCTCATAGAAGTCACTGTTTTCCCACATTTCTTTTAACCAATCGGCTATTTTCAACCATTTATTATCTATTGGTACTTCTTCAAATCCTCCATCAGCACCCGCACCTCCACCGCCGCCGGAATTGTTCTGCTTTTGCAGCACATCCAGGTCATCAAATTTTGCCAAAGCTCCGGCCGCCTTTTTTGCCGCCTCTGCTGTTCCATTCAGGGAATCGTTATAGGAATCCTGTATCTTTTTCGCTCGGATGAATGTGCTTTTCCCGCCGAGGATGGCAATAAGCTGCGCCACGTATGTTATCGCCCGCGTTATCCCGTTTATAAGCGCATTTAGATACGGAATTGCTATCTGGACAATCGGTGCAAAGGCAGCTGCAAGCGCATTTCCAAGCGTAACCAGGGAATTTTTTAGCGTCTGAAATGAATTTGCCAACGGCTCAGAATATTTTGCAAGGTTTGAGAATCCCTTTTGCATTCCGGACACCATCGCATTAAATGCTTTTGTTATCCAGTTAAATACCAAAAGCGATAACGCGATACCTTTCAGCCTTGACGCAAATGTGCTGAACATCCCTGCACTTTTCTTTGATGAGAATGCGATTCCTTTTAGCCTTGACGCAAGGGCGCTGAACAGCCCCGCGATTTTTTTCGCGCCGGACGAGGCTGTTTTAAATGCTTTATCGGCAGAATTCTTCATCCGGTCAAATTCTTTTTTGATGGGCTTCTGCTTCGCGTTAAGTTCTGCCATCCTGCGCTTTGAAACATCTATGTTTCCGGCAAGCTGAGACGCTTTTGCAGACATTTTTTGAAACTCTTCCGTGTCTTTCGGGGATACAAACGCAGCGCCGGATGCTTTCTCCGCGTTTATTTTTGCCTTGATTTCATCTACTTTTTGAGCCGCTTCATCCAGTTGAGCCTTGTCCACCTTCGGGGTATACGCCTTTCCACTGTTCTCCATCTGCTGAAGCTTTTCTTTCAGATCATCCACACGGTCGGATGCGGCTGCAACCTGTTCATTTAGTACGTCCCATGCGCCGCCGGTTTGAGGTACCCCCATGTTTTCCCAGTCTGTCTGACGTGCTACAAGCTTAGACAGCTCTCCTTGCGCCGCAACGAGGTCTTTCTGTAAAGCTTTATACTCAGACGTTGCCGCCCCCTTTTGTGACATACGGGCCTGCAGTTTTGAATACTCGGATTCTGCCTTTTCTAACTCTCTTTGTAATTCTGCAAATTTTTCTGTCGGGATTTTCTTTTGCGAAAATTCTTCCATTTTGCGATTGAGAGAATCTAAAGCCGCGCTGTCTTTTTTTATGGCATTAGACACGCGCATCATCTGGCTGTTTAAATCTTTTGTTTCAATTTTTGTGTTTATCCGTATCGAACCGTCATATTTCGGCATATCAGCCTCCTACCTTGATCCATTTCATAAAAGCGTCAACGTCTTCCTGTTCCTCTTCTGTCAGTTCCTCTTCCCGCTCTATTGCAAATATTTGTTTCTGCTCCTGCAATGCCTGTTTTGCACGCGTGTCCATCTTAGGGTCTATTTTCTGCTGCCGGATGGCTATGACGTTCGTGTATGCGCATTCACCGAGCGTGGACAGCAGTCCCATGAACGCCCAGTAGTGCATGTCAGACCGGTTTAGGTCGATTCCGTACTTCTCCAGAAATGCTGAATAGATGCGCCACTGGTCTATGTCAAAATCTGTTACCGGAACTTTGTCCTCATCCTTCGGGCGGTTGTCGGTATACCACCCGCTCAGAAACCACCTAAGGCCATCCACGGCAGTTTTTAAATCGGGTAAAGAAGAAGGGCTGCCGTCCCCATCCTCTGACGGATACAGCAGCCCCAGCGCTACAGCCAACCTTTCATCGTCTGACAGGTCCGGATCTTGCAAAGCCTGTGAAATCTGGATCCCTGTCTGGAAGGCTTCGTCTATGCGGAAACCCTCATATTCTGTTGGGAATTTATCAAGCAGCACATTCCACATTTAATTGCTTCGCGCCCCTTTCCTGTTCGGGCTGTATTTGCTTGTGATTTTCTGATTTCGTTCAGTGGCGAAGCCCTGAAGAATCGGTATGATCTGGTCTAAAAAGTCCGCGATAAGCTCCATTCCCGGGGATTCCACGTCAGGGAACACCTTTTTGCAACACCCGCTCCCAAACAGAGAATCCAACTCAGCGCAGGCCTCTTTGCATAAAGCGTCATACGCTCCGAAGCGTTCCGTGAAATCACCGGAAGAATCATTAGCAATCCTATCGGCTTCCTCGTTTTTTGCATTCAGCCATGCCACAAAATCGTCAAAACGCTTAAAAAAACTGTTGTCAGAGATGTTGACCGCAATATAATCGCCGTTGTCGTTGACCTCAATGCGTTTGACGCCACTGTCTACTCGTAAACTTGCTGCTCCCATCTTGTCCTCCTTATTCTGTTAAAGCCCTGTCAGACGCGGGCGTCGCCGTGAATTTTCTTGTGGTTACGTTAAACGTTCCAGCTTCTCCGTCACCTCTGCCACCCAGAGTCAGTGTATCTGTCACGTTTGACCCTGCATCGCCACCTGTGCCACTTACACTCACAACGCAGCGACGGCGGACTGCCGGATATTCAGGTCCAGCGCCGGAAACTCTCACGCGGACATAGGATGTTATGGCATCAGCTCCGACGGGCAGCGTGTCTATCATCTTGTTAAACCAGTCTGTAAGATCCTGATCCTCTTCGTCTACGTTCTGCCTTTCAACTTCGATGGACGGCGTATAGGATTTAAGGTCCGTAGATCCGTTTTCCTGATTGATGTACTGTACCGTCTCCGTCTCGGGGTTCATTTCCTCCGTTAAAGAGGTAATACCCGTTCCCAGAAGCCGGTAGTCTGCCGCTGTCCCCTCAGAGGTCGTGTCCATTTTTACATCGACAAAATGTCTCAACAAATGTCTTTTCATTGCTTTTTTCCTTTCTTAAATTTCAGGCTCGATAACATTTTTATAAAAAACCGTAACCGGTAGAACCCAGTCCTGCACGCCATTCTCCTGCGGCTGTGTCCCATATGCGTTTCCGCGTGTTACCCGCTCAACCCTCCGCCCTGCGGTCAGATCTGGGTATACCGCTTTTTCGTACTCTTTCCCTTCAATCCCGGAGGGTTCGTGGCAAAGCCAGCGCCCCAGCGTGTCCAGGAATTCCAGAATAGTGATTTTCTGCCGTTCTCTTGCTCCCGTGGTCGAACGGTATACTACAAAGCAGGGATACCGGCATTCCTGATATATCCGCCCGAGTATATCTTCTTTTTCTGTATACACCAGTGCCCCGGAATCATTGGAAAACGCAATGCCATCCTCAGACCCGAGCTCTTCGAATTTAATTACTTCATCCGGATACAGCCCCGGAAACTGGTTAAGCAGCGACTTCATTGCCGCCGTCAAAACATCATAGCCGGTAGCATCATTCCCGATAGGTTCAGCCACTTTCACCACCTACTTCCCTAAGATTTCAAAATGTGGGATTACCGTATACGGTCCGCCCACTGACGATATCAGGTAAACAAAATCTTTTTCGGCATTCATAAACGCATAAAACCCTTCATATCGCCTGTCTGTATAATCTGCATCGTTTACGAGTACGGCACCGTCCCATGCTCCTACCATGAAAAAGTCTGTAGACGGATTAAATGTAATGCTGTCTGGCAACAGATCATTTACCTGTCCGTTCCATTCCTTCGGCGGAAGCCACGGCAATTCTTTTCCGACGGTATCAACAATAATTTTTCTCCCGTTCTTAACCCCGAACGGGATATGTAACTGTGCGTTATCTGTGCTGTCTGTCCCGTACAGTTTCATAATCTGCCCCCGGTCAGTCTCCAGATGCACGCCGGAAAGCACATGAGGATACCAGATGGCGGCGGTGCTGGATTCGTAAAAATTGAATATTGTCACTATCGCATCATTCATCGGTATCCCTCATTTCACAAAGAGCTTCGTTAAATTTATCCGTAAACGCCCGGATTCTCACGATATTTCCCATGCATTCCTCTGGCACAGAACCGTAAAAGATGATCGTCTCCGGCTGCAACCGCCTCACCATTTCTTCATACCCTGCCAAAAACAGCGCCTTTTTTTCCTTGCTGTTCATGCAGCCAACAGAAGATACCGCCACCGTTCCACCCTCTGGCTCCCCATCGAAACACCAGTCATAAGAATCCGGTGTGCTCCATGAGATTGTTGGAATCACACGGCAACCATATTCTTGCAGATATGCACCTATCCAGTGCTTGCGATAATGGTTGTATATCTGGATAGCTTTCGGAAAATCGGTGTAGGTGCTGAAATCCGGTGTCAGAATGTACCGGAATTTGCTCAGTTTGTCCACGTACCTGTCTGGATTTCTCCATAGTGCGTCAAATTGGTAATCATCTAAGAAGAAATGAACAGCTTTCTCTTCTGGATTATTGCATTTTCCTCTGGCATAATTAAAACCGACAAATTCGCAGTTACCCTCGAATGTCTCAGGTTTTATCTGTGGTATACCGTATTCGCCGACGCCAGAGAAGATGCGGCGGTTCAGATTTTCGTAAGCTATACTTGTCTCTCGGTTTGCCATAGATTACTTCTTTCCGCTTCCAAAGAACCATGAATCAAAGTTTTTCATTCTGCGCTTTCTGGCTCTGTCATAAGTGGTGGTAGTACGGCTTGTATCGTGCAAAGCACTTGTATCGCCTTTTTCAGATGCCTTTGAAAATTTGTGCATTTCATCTCTCATGGCTGTACTGGCATTGACTAATTTTCGATGCTCTATAGCAAGCCTTTGATTTTTAAATAACGCCTCTGCACTTCCAAGTTTTGCGATTTTCCTTTTACTCTCACTTAATCTGTCATTTATATAATTCATTGTCTTTACTGCTTCGCTCTTTGTCTTGATTGACTTAAAGTAGCTAGTGTTTTCTGAATTAATGACCTTCTCGAGTTTACTGTCTTTTTTAACAGTTCCGCTCCCTCTTAAAGCGTCGCTTTTCTTTGAAGAATTAAAGTACACCTTCGCAATAAGCTTAGAAACCGGCTTCTCGTTACTTAACCCACTACTTCCGCCACGTCCGCCCATAAAATCACGCTTTCTTTGCCTGCTTGTATACCTGGTTTACTCCTGTGGCCGCCAGCCCGGACACCATGCCCACCGCCGCAGCATTGATATAGTCCGTCGCCGGGAAGTCCGGCATGATGTTCATTCCCAGCGCACCCAGAAGGCCGCCGCATACCGCCATAATGACCGGAATCCACTCATCCGGGATTTTCTGCGCCGCCTTACAGCCCAGACCGATAACATAGCAGATAGCCACGATGGCCACACAAGTTCCTAATGTCGTAATGTCCATGAGTTAATCCTCCTGTTTAACCACAATCTTTTTGCATAAAGCTAAAAATTTATTGTTACCCATTTCTACCTTATTCCTGCGTACAACAACGGTACGCCATCATCATTTTTCACTCCTGCAAGATAAAGCATTGCCGAATTTGCCAGAAGTTTGTTTGTCTCCTGTGCATCCCCGGACGCCTGGTAGACCGCGCTCCATGCCTTTGCGCCGTTTGCCATTTCAGACGGGGAGGCGTAGGAAATTGATTCAGAACCGGCAGACTTGGAAGTAATTACTCCCGAAGTAACACCGCCAGCCCCGCCGGAAGATGTCCCCCCAGCGGAATACAGCGCTTTCTTCTCTGCCAGCTCCAGTTGATATAATTTGTCGCAGACCGCGCACACGGCTTTCTGAACCTTTGTTTTCGCTCGTTCATTGTCTGGAAGCCCGTCCACCAGGCGGTCAAAGGTTATCACGTCCAGAAAGTCGCTGGCACGGTCTGCGATACGATCAAAGTCCTCCGCCGGGACGACATTCCCGTGATAGGTCTGCTCGTAAAATGTAAATGTGCTATATGCCATCCCGTCGGCCTCCTTATCTCTTACTCTTCCGTCTTGTTTCCCCAGAAAGCGGTTCGCCGTCAGTAGTTAGGGGTGTACTGGCGGCCATCAACCCCCCGCCGCGTTTACGGTGATTTTCGCGATACCATCCAGGTATTCCGCAAACAGCACAAGGCCGGTGATCGCAAACGCCTCAGACACGGCGGTGTTGTAGTTGCCCTGTGTGTGGAAACCGATCAGATTCGTTTCTCCGCTGGTCGTGTACACAAGGCCTGCCTTCGCGAAGTCGCTGTCGTTGGGGTCGATGTAATACATCACGATGTTTTCCACCGGTGTAGCGATTACCGTATCAGCCGGGATCTCGCTGTCGGAAAGAAGGAAAATTGTATTGAACCCCATAAAATCCTTCAGGTACTGGAAGCCGAACTGATTCTGGATGGTGATGTTCGCTGTTCCAAGATACTTGTACACGTCAAGGATGTTCACAAAGCCAACAACCCCGGTGATGTTCCGGTGCATCTGCTTAAACTTGTTCTCAACCTTGCCCTTTGCCATCGCAAGTGCCATCTGGAAGGTTGTTTCCTCGGATGTGAGCGTTCCGGTTTTCAGATAGTCATAAAACTTCTTTGTCACGCCCGCCTGAAGCTGATAGAGGAACTCGTCGTCAGTCATCTGGACAGCGTTGTCATAACCGTGGTCTTTGATTGCTTCAATCGAAACGGCCTTCGCGTACTTCTCGATGGTCATTTCCTGATACTTCTTTTCCTTTACGGTAAATTTGCTATACGGGATATCCTCGCCTTCGCCTACTGCACCATCCTCGAGCGTCCCCTCCGCATATTTACTTTTCAGCACTGCGCCGGGCTGCTTCTTTATGGGGCGCATGATCCCCAAGATGTCCCGCAGATGCTGCCAGTTGCGCTCGAATCTGGTTACAAAATCCAGCTCTCTTGCGGTTACCTGGACATCCGCTGTTTTAATCAAATTTGCTTTTGCTGGCATATTAGCCCTCCTGCTTTAATTAAATAAACTCATGTTCGCAGCAATTGCAGCCTGACGCTCAGAAGCATCCTTGATGCTCATAATCTGGTCTTTCGTCAGCGCGCCGCCCTGCCCCTGCTTATTTGTCGGCTGTGTAAAGCGTGCCTGATTCTGCTGTGCTTTCTGCTGCTCATCGTCAACAAATGCCGAAGCGTCCTTTTCCTTCATCTGGGTTATGAGGTCATTCAGTCCGAGGATTTTCCCGTCTTTCAGCTTTAATCCGGCCTCCTTGACTTCTGCCATAATTGCGCGCTTTGCCGCTTCGCTTGAGAATTTAATCCCTTCAAACTCCGTCTTTAGAGCGTCCGTGAAATCTCTCTCATACAGCTGCGCCTGTGCGTTTTTCTCGGCATCCTCGGCCTTTTTCTTCCAATCAGCCAAATCCTTCTGCATTGTTTCAAGGTCAACGCCCTCGAAGCCTTTCAGGGTGCTTTCTGCCGTCTCAGCTTTTTCTTTCCACGTGTCCCGGTCAGTCTCAGCCTTTCCCAGCTTCTTTTCATGTTCAGCTTTCGTGACGTAATTTTCCGCCACCTTTTTCGTAAGGCTTTCCTTTTTGTCCGCCGAGACCTCAATTCCCAGCTCTGTCAAAATTGCTTCAATATTCTGCATCTTTATCCTCCTAAACGTGATTGATTAACCGCCCGTCAGCGGTATGGATTAAGCCCGATAAACCACGGGCGGGGTAGTTGTGGGAAGGGGAATTGAACCCATGACACACGGCTTATAAGGCCGCTGCTCTACCTCCTGAGCTATCCCACAAAGCGCCCGGGGTAGCGAACCGGGCGAAAAGCGTAATGATCGGCGCTGTCTAAACAATGCACCTATACCGTGCGCCGGGGCTTGAACCCGGCTGCTTCCATGCACGGTGGCAAAAACAAAGAAAGATGGGATGGATTTTCCTGCAATTACGATTTACAGGATTGCACACAGACGGAGTCGAACCGCATTTTCAACCTTCCCGCAAGGCTGTGTGCTGTAAAAGAGGAAATACAAATACAAAAAAGAGCCAGCAATCTGTAAGAAATCCTTACAAATCACTGGCTCTGCGTCTGGCGTCTGGCACTTAACGGACGATAGGCTCTGCCTTTCCGTTTTCAATATTCACGAGGCTGGTCGTTTTACATTTCGGGCAAAACACCGGAAGATTATGCGCTGTCGTATCCTTGCGGAATGATGACCGCGTTTTATTATTACAGACAGGACAGTATACCCTTTTGATATCCATGACGATCATTCCTTTCCATAGCCTTTAATACATTTTACCAAACAAAAAAAACTATGGCGTACCCATGTTTAAAGCAAAAGCGGCAGGTTTACCCGCCGCCTTTACTCACATCATCTTTCGTAATTTTTCGATATACCGCGAAATGGTCTCCCGTTCTTCTCGGCAGTCCGCATCCTTTGACAGATCTCCAAGCTCTTCTGTTAGCGCATCCATGTGCTCTTCCAGAGCGGCCAGCATACGCCGCTTGCAATCCTCAGACTTGCCGTTGCGATAAGACTGCTTGTTTTCCATGTAATCATCATAAGGGTCATTGTTTCCGTTTCCACGGCTATAGTGCCCCTTTACATAGTGCTCCCCACGTCGCGCATAGGATGATCCATCGTCATAGGCCGTCATGCTCATTCCATCATCCCTGCTGTATCTCCCACGGCTGTCGCGTTTCCGCCTCTCGCTGTACTCTCCATTCTGGCTATATCCGCCTTCCATTTCGTCAAGGACGGCGTTATAATAACCCTCTTTGCACTTCCAGTATTCCAAATTTTCCATGTCTTTCAACATGTCTATCAATTTGTATGCGGTCTCTAGATTGCCCGTGTTCAGACCTTTTTCCGCGATTTTATCCAGTTCTTCCCGGATGTTCTGCATCAATTTGTAACTCATGGCCTGCCCTCCTTAACCGCAAACCCGAACAGCTGTTATATTCGGGTTGTCTACTAACACAGGAATTGTCCCTGCGTTTTTGATGGAAACGTTTTCACAGCATCCACAGAACACATCGACGTATGTCTGGGACGATGTGTTAAAATACTGCTCTACTGCCGCAGGGGTGGCACGCATCACCGTGCCGCCGAGGATTTCCCCATCTCTGGCAATTCCCAGCGCCACTTCTCCTACCGTTTCCCCAGTCGGTACTGCGACGTTTCCGGAAAATGTAATCAGATATCTACCGGGCTTTACAAGCGTTATCTGCGCGCTTCCAGCCCTGTGTCTTTCTGCGCATCCGCCCTTTGTTGCCACTGCCGAAAACGGGATAGACTGCCCTACGGGGACCGTGACCGGCGTTGTGTTTACTAACTCAATCATTTTATTCTCCCTTCATTTCAAAAGGGGCAGACGTTCTCAGCCTGCCCCTTTTTGTGAATAACGGCATCAGCCGAACATCATGGCAAAATGCCACGAAGATACTCCGTCTGAAGTTTTAACATCCGCATCCCGTGTTGCCTCCGTAGCCACATCCGGCGCCAAAGCTAAAGCCTGTCGGGTTGACGATGGACGTGTACGGGGACATTACCGGATAAGACGGAACGGGTGTAGGTCTCAAAGCATTTAAGATGCTGTTTGTCTGTGCGTTGTTAGACAGCTGGAGCTGTGCGGACTGTAACTCTGTCTGTAGAGACTGGATCTTATCCTGTGTAAACAGGTCGATGATACGCTGTGTTCCGGCGTTCTGCGCGTCAATTACATCGCGGAATCCGTTGTTTACGGTATTCTGGAGGATGTTTGTCTGGGCTGCCATGTTGTAGTTTACGCCAGCAATAGCCTCTCGGGTATCGCAGCAGCATTGCTGCGTCTGATAACCCAGATTTGCCATGTTGGCGTTTACGCCGGCAAAGCCGTTGCAAAGCTGGCCGGAAAGGTTCTGGATACCGTTTTCGATGCCCTGCGTGGACAGCGCTGCGTCGATATCAGCGCGGGTTGCATAACCCTGAAATGCGGGAGAATTTGCTCCTCCACCATTTCCGCCCCAGCCGCCGAAGCCGCCCCAGCCAAACATACCGAAAATCAGGAAAAGGATAATCCATGCACCCCAATCTCCGCCGAAGCCGTCATTTTTTCCTGTGCCGCCGGTTAATACGGCAACATCAGAAGCGGTTAAACCGTCTGTCATAGTAATTATCTCCTTCGATAATGTATTTACAAAACCGTGTGCACCCGGTTGTGTACTATTTAAAAAAGCCTTTAAACATACCCTGCATCTGCTGCGCCATCTGCTGGGCTTGATTTAACTGTTGCTGGTTTATTTTGCCAGACTGCAACAGCCTGTTAATCTCTTCATTCGGATTTCTGCCCTCCATCTCTTTTCGGAATTGCTGGAACTGTTCCAGCATTCCGGCCATTCTATTACCATTCAGGGCCTCAAACAAGGGATTCGCCATGTCTGCCTCCTTCCGGCTTTGTTGCCGTTTCGAGATAACTATATAATTCTTCATATTTGCTTCTCAAATCGTCGTATTCTTTCCGAGTAACGTATTTATCGTCTAAGTTCACTTCCTCCTGTTTCTGTGGCTCTTTCGCGCCCACCGTGACCTCTTTGTAAGCAAAGGTGCGGAGCGTCGGCATCCCGGCGGCATCGGTAGTCTTTATATAAAAATTAGAGTTTTCGGAGTCCATCAAAAGGACGCTTGTATTTGGAGCGACAAGATAAGATTTAGCTCCAGCCTCGCCCTGCACCCACAGGATCCCCTGATTTACCTGCTGCATCTGCTGTGGCTGCTGATACTGAGCCTGCATCTGCGCCAGCCTGTCCATCTGCGGCTGTAGCGGATTTACTTGTCCATACTGATACGGGTTATAGCCGTATCCTTGATATGGTAATGCCATGCCTGCGCCTCCTATGACTAATTCAATGACTTTCTATAGCTAAATTATGGCATAAAAAATAAGCCTCTGACAGTCCATCAAAGGCTTACAAAAGTATCAAATCAACATACCCGTATTATCTTTTTGTTTATTCGCTGGCTCATTCTTTTCACGGTGGACACACTCACGTTCATCATCTCCGCACATCTTTCCAGCGGAATATTCTGCGCCCGTAATTCAAAAAGCCGCCGTTCCTCAGGTGTAAAATTGCAGTATTTGCGAAAAAAATCCAATTCAAACACTGTAAAATCGTATACCTTCAAGATTACTCCCCTTATTGCGTCCGCGCCAGATAAGATATAAGCTTTCCCCTCGTTTCTTTTAACTGCTCAACATTGTTCCCTGATATCTGGCTGTTAAGCATCGTTACCAATGTCTCCATGATTAGGCTGTCCCGCTCCCTAATCTCATGCATCGTTTCAAAGTCTCGCTTGTCATGCTCTTCAAGGACTTTTACCCGCGTGGTGAGCTTAATCGCGGGGGATATCCATTTATGTATCACAGCCACAGCGCCCCCTATCACCGAAATGCCGCCGCACACAGCAAGAATAGCCTGTATCGTTTCCATAGTGCCTATCTCCTTATTTCTCCCAGTAGTATATCGGTATCTCCTGGCCGCTGTCCCATGTGTCCCAGTAATGTCCATCTTTGACGCACACCACATGGCCGTCTATCCCGAGCACATACGTCCCTGCTGGATGGTCTCGGCAAAAATCATCTACCGTGTAAACATGCTGTCCGTGGTCGTCTACGATATACCGGCGGAATCCGTTCTCGCGCAGATACGCGCCCCAGACTCTATTAGCACTTGGCATGTCAGACAACGAAAAACCATACACGGACAAACCTACATAAACTGTATCCCAATCTTGCCCTAAAGCCTTGCACAATGCGCGCACAGTGCAATCCCCTACTCTTTGCCATTTCGAGGGGTTTGGATTGTAATATTCAAATCGGTTCGTTCTCCGCATATCTTTTTGCCCCTTTATTTGCTGCCTTTTGCTGCGGGTATCCAAATCCCGCTAATGCATTCCGATCATACTGCGGCTGTAATCCATGTTCTTCGCAATACTGGTTATAAGCCCTGTTCTGTCCCTGCAATCGGTAAGCCAGCTTATCATATTCCTGCTGGATCTTTTCCCGTTCCGCGCCGGACGCCCATGCAAGCTCTTCCTGTTTTACTATCAACTGTCGTTTCGTCTTTCGGATTCCGCGCTCCATAGCTCGCTGCTTCTGGCTGTCCTCATACCGTTTTAGATTCTCAGCATCGGTAATTTTATTTCCGCTTCCATCCAGCAGATTTCCTTCTGCGTCCCTCCACGGATTCCGCATCCGCTTGTCAAACAGCATATGCCCGTGACGACAGTTATAGCCATGCAGCCCTCTCATATCCACAACCCTGCCTTCTCCCGTGGTTAGATCAATATCATACCCCGTCGATTCCAGCAGGTTCGGATATCCAGGCTCGCTTCCGTCAATTTTAAATACACGGCCCTGCCATTCGTCATGACCTGCAAGCAAGGGCTGCCCGTCGCGCCTTACTCTTGCCCCGAGGTGCGCCGAGGTTAACACATACTCTGTTCCGCTGTCCACGATATATCTATTTGTCAGCTGGGCCGCCGTCTGATTCATCGACGTCACTACACAGCATCGTACTGCCGCTTCCAGCGTCCGCCGTGCTCCTGTCGGGTAATCCACCATAATGCCGCGTCCCGCGTACGCATCCAGCACATCCGCTATGGCTGCGGGATAGCTTTGTACTCCGCTTGCTACCCTTACATCGGCTTCGTCGAGCAGCGTCACAAGGTCTTTTTGGCTTTGCTCCAGCGTCGTCCTTGTTAGGTTCTTCAGCTCCGCTCGGCTTTTTATGTACTCTGCTTCGATAACAGCCATATACCGTGCATTTTCAAGCGGAGACTGCGCCACGACCCCCATTTCTGACAGTGTAACCGCATCATCTTCCCACGATGTCAGCACGGCACCACGCAGGAGCTTCCGCAGTTCTTTTTCGCTCAGGTCTGTCAGTTCCATGATACGCCGCTGTATCTCATCCCGGCTTTCCCCCAACTGCTCCAGCCTGTACAGCAACCTGTCCGCCGTGGCTGTGATTTTCCCGGATTTTAAAATCCTTCTGGCGATATCCCGCAGGATAAAGTTTTCCAGCCGTTCATAGAGTTCTAATATCCGGTCAGCTTTCCCTTCAAAATACTCTGGTCTCAGCATCACTCTTTCCCCACCGTTTTTCTCACAAGATTCAGCCAGTCGTCTTTATGCCGCCTTTTGGCTTCCTCGAACCATTCAGACGTTGTTCCCGGCTCGTGATATTTAATCCGTCTCTGCGTCGGGCTTTTGCTGGGAGGGGATGTCCACCCTATGATGTTCCCCTCTGCGTCTTTAAGCGGGATATTCGGACCGTACACAACGCCCTTGTACAAATAATGAGCATATGGCGTGTCATACTCAACGATGCCGCCGTATACCCCGTCTGGATATCTTACACTGTTTCTTAGTGCACCCTGCCGGAATGGAACGAAGGGGGCGCTGTCCGCCACTACCTGCATATTCAAAAGCTTCTGGGCTTCCAGCAGATTATCGTCTATGCGGGACGTATCGAGCTTAATCTCCACGTCCCCAACTTTCGTATCCAGTTCCATTCTACCACCTCCCGCATTTTATGGCGTACCCTTATTTCATCTTTGCGTATCCCACGCTCATCCCTGCGCCAGCATCGTTTATCACAGTCGTGGTGGGGCTGTAGGTTCGCAGAGCCTTATAAGCGGCGATTGTTTCTGGCGGGAGCGGTGTGCGGATGGGAGTTTTCAAAGCCCAAATGAGAAAAACTTCATTGTTGTTCACAAAATCCTTGTATACCTGAAAATCCGCTGAATTAAGATAAATTCTAATATCTTCCAAAACTCTGCTTATGCACAGTATCTGTTTTTTGTCAGCAGTTTGGTAAGGAACATATTTCAAATGCGAGCATATCGGGTTTGCGTTTGAAACAGTTTTGATATTATACAACGTCACAAAAATCGAATCAGGAGTATCTTTTTTCAAATCAGATTCTTGCAGCACCTTATTCCCAATCCACTGCACCCTCTCGCCCTTCGCAAGGTCAATCTCGTCCGCTACCCACTGTTGACCTTTCTCGTCCGTATAATTGCCGCCGGAGGATACGGGGATTCCGGGCAGACCGTTTGGTGTTGGAACGATGAGCTTCTGGACGGGCTTGTAGGGTTCGTAGGAAGTAGCATTCATGGGGGTTCTGGTTATCATCGCCTTGACCTTGCCCTTGAAGGCTGCCGCAGTCCGAAGAAATATTCGGAATTTATCTCCATCCATTATTTCTATTTGTGCTGCATTTGTTCCGACGGAATACCCCAATATAACATTTTTCCCTTTTCTCCATACAACGACATACAGATATACATCCTGTGTGCCTGAATAAATATAATATTTTCCCGCTGTCATCAACGCAAATTCATCATACCCACTTTCAACGTTGCCATTATTCTGTCCAACAGCATAAATATCTGTTTCCCTGTCAACATCAACTTGCACACCATCCGCAAAAACCTCAAATCCATTACCCTTCTGCCCCACCTCAAACGGCAGAAGGTTCGTCCCTGTAACCGTAACCCCTATTTCCCCGCTCTGCCCCGCGCTCTTAATCTCCTGCGGGTACTCCGGTGACGGGGAGGGCTTGCCGCCGGTGTAGGGCTCGTAATTGGACGCAGTTGGCTGTGTTTTGGATATCATCGCCTTAACCTTGCCATTAAAGGCTTCTTCGAGTCTGAGGAATATCCGAAACTTATCTCCATCCATTACTTTTATTTTTACCGCAACTCCTTTCCTGGAACCTCCCAATGTGATATTTATCCCATTTCTAAATGCAACGACAAATAAATTCACAAATTCACCATCTGAATAAACATAATATTCCCCAGATGCTAATAACGGGAAATCGTCGTATGAACTTTCGTTGCCCATGCCACTGCGTCCCACTGCATAGATGTCATCCTTTCTTGCACCGGATATCGCTATCCCATCTTTAAATACTTCAAGCCCTTCTCGCTTTTCTCCTACCTCAAACGGCAACAACTGCGCCCCAGTCGTGCTCACCTGCGTTGATTTGCCGTAGAGGGTAAGGGATTCCATCCCACGATTCCCCTTTGAATTTTCCAAGAGGGCGGGGTTGCCGGTAACGACCGTGAGCACAACGCTGTACGCATCGGCTACCAGCACCAAGAAATGCTCCTCTCGTGTCACAGGCGGAAAGACTTTCCCCTCTCCGCTGGCAATCGCCGCCCAGTAATATTCTAATCGTGTCACAGGCGCAGGGATGCTTCCGCCCCATACTCCTGCTACCTTTGCCATGTAATACTGCAATCTCGTGACGGGCTGCGGGGTATTGCCGGAATAATCCCCTGCCATAGTCGCAAGGTAGTATTCTTCAATTGTCACTGGTTCCGGCGTGTTTCCCTCATATGTCCCTGCAATCTTTGCAAGATAATACTCTTCCCTGGTTATCGGCTCCATCTTATTCCTCCCCGAACAGCCCCGTTTCCTTCGGCTGCGCTTCCGTCACCATTGCCTTCGCATCGTCCTCTGTCATGCCCTCAAATTTTACGAAATACATCCACGCGGGTACCTTGCCCTGCACAACATAGCTCCACCAGCGTGCCCTGTCCTCTTCGCGGTTGTAAGTGATGTCCCCGAAGTCGTATACCACTTCATAAACCCCGACAGGGGCAAGCGCGTACAGATCTGCATACACCGACATGGCATATATAGCATCATTCAGACAACTCTCCAACTTGTCCCGCACGTCCTTAATAAACTGGATGGTTCGCTGCTGCTCCGCTTCCACGCCCGTCGCTGTTTGGATGCCGCTCGCTTCGTTAAAAACAAAATAGCCGTTAGAGAACCCGCATTTATACCCTATCTGGGACAGGAGAGCATTGATTCCGTCCAGGCGTGTGGCTGTGTTAAGCTGCGGTGAAATCTCCTGATAAAACTCTTCCGGGCTGTTGCCGAACACGTTTTTTACATAATGCGGTAGCTTAACGTCGGGGATGCGCCCATTAAGATTCGTCCCGCTGTCAAACATCAGCCTGTCATCTGCAAGGATGATCTTCTCGCTGTCATATATCTCACCGGCGTTCCGGCTGTATGCGATGTCCAGGTCTTTCATTTCTTCGATGGCTTCTGCGTATATCGGCATTCCCAGCGGAGAGGAAAGATCTATGTTGTTTGCAGCAGGGGTGCGGAACACTCCGTACATGGGGGAATCAAGTCTTTCGTTCCCGCCCTTGAGAATCGGCGGCGTTTCCTCCAGCAGATCAGCCCACTTTGTCTGCTCCAGCGGGATAGGATCGCCGAGGGATTCGCTGCTCTTTGATACATATGCCCTGTTGGATATCACATACGGGTATATCACGCCCGCCTCCGTCCTCGTCTCGACAAACCTATGATACTCCAAGCGTGTATAAAACTTTTCGTTAGCCGCATAGCTGTCTTTAAACACAACGCCCGTTATATTCCCGTTATCGTCCTGCTCCGTCACGAAAAAGTCCAGAGGGGTAAACATATCAAGCCCGCCGCCATTAGGCTTTACAATGATCGTGCCATAAGCACAGCCATACTCTACCCAATGACGCATGCTATAATAGGCTTTATCAATCTGCTCCTGCAACCACGCCCCGCGTGCGCCGCCGTCAACCTGGATTTTAATCCCCAGCGTGACGAGCCGCGCCGTCTCGGAGCATACCGCCTTTGCAAAATTGATAGTCTTTATCCGATTATCTGCGTCTAACCAGTACGGCGCACCACGGTAGATGTTGGCACACTCTGCAACCTTTGCCATCATCTGCGCAGACGTGGTATCCTTTACCCTGAAATCTTTCTCAGCCTGCTTTTTAAATATCATACCTATCCACCTTTTAACAGTTGCTATTAAACCCATTATGCGCTATGCCCTCTTCTCATCGCCATAGGAGATATAGCATACCGCAAGGCATCTATCCAGTGATCGTCACCATCTGGGTAATCTGCTATTACCTCCCCATTTCCATCTACCTCATGCTCACATTTTGTAATTTCTTTGTGCGCCCGCGGGGTTCTAGCAGGGTCGATAACAATCGTTCGACACTGTAACCACTCATAGGTATACTTCCGGCTTCCCGGCGTTACAATGGCGCTTCTAGCCGGGATCCCAGCGTCCCGAAGATCCACAATGCTCTCCTGTTCATCCACACCGCACATCAGCGCATAATCATCATACCCCTTGTCCTTTATCATCTGTGCCATATCTGCGTTCCTTATCTTGCATCCTCCCAGCTCATCCAGGAGTACGATCTTCTCCTTATTCGGGATATATGCCGCTCGTATAAAGGCTTTAGGATCTGGATACCATCCAAAGTCTTGCCCCTGATATATCGACTGGTAGGACTGGATTTCTTCGTCTGTAATCGTCCGTATCTCCAACATGTCAAAGACATTTGTCCCCAATCCAACAGGCTCGCCCAGGTACTCGTGGCGATATGCCCGCTCATTCGTGGCTTTTAGATGCTCTGCGTCGGCTATAAACTGATCGCCCAGCCAGTCTGCAGGAACGCTTGTATAATCGCTCTTATGCCGATAACTGTCATCTCTCGGCTCGTTTACATACACATTCACCCAGTTGCTCCGGCTGATCGGAGGGTTGAATGATTTGAAAACGATGAATTTACTGCCGCCACGGAGAACAGACTGCTGTACTGTACGGATTTCTTCAATCCCGGCGAACTCGTCAAGTTCCTCGAACCAGAGATACTTAAAATACCCTCGGCTCGTCTTAATTGACTTCGTTTTCTTTGCCTTGTCCAGCCCCCGGAAAATGATCTTCTGCCCGGTAGGCTTATACACATACTGCATGGGGCTGACGCTGGATGCCCACAGGTCATTGGCTCCCAGCGCGTCAATCGCCCATGCAATCTGTTCAAAGACGGATTCCCTCAGTGTATTACCAACCTTACGAAATACTACCGCATTGCTGAAAACGCCGTCCTTTGCGTCCTGCATCATCCCCAAGACTATCTCAACGGATATGAACGAGGACTTGGTTGAACCTCGCCCGCCGTACAGGTCGTAGTATGTATGCTTCCCGTCCAGGATGTCCCAGTGGACAGGGTAAAACGCCGGGGCTATGATGTCAGTAAGGTTTACTGTATTCGTCTGTTCCATGCTTTTATCACAGTCTCTAAAGCGCTTCCATTCGGTTTTCCTTTGGAATAGCCATCAACTAAGCACTTCGACGTTGCGCCGCACTCCCTGCACACAACTCTTACCCCATCATCGATATGTACAACTGCATTTCCCCCGCAAAACGGGCACTTCTTTAATTCTTCCATGCGCTACTCTTTCCCCGGCCTCGGTATGTTATTCACAATAACGATTCCGCCGGTATCTGCTTTCATTCCCTCTGCGCGTTCCAGGCGCTTCATCAGCTCCCGACCGGCAGCCATGCGGGTGTCGAGAGAGGATTCCAATCCGAACTGGTCTTTTACCTCCCCCCGTAGAACGGCGGTGTAAAATCTCTGCACCTCGGCGGCGTCCGCTATGCGGGAATCATCAATCTGTTTCTGGCGCTCTGCGATGTATGCAATTATCTGAGGCTTTCTTAGGTTTTCGGAGCCTGTGGCGTATGCCGCTTTCTCCTTATACCCTGCCCGCTTCGCCGCCTCTGTCGCATTCCCGCAGGCTATATAATAATCCGCAAACGCCTTTTGCTTTGGTGTTAGCATTTAACCACCGTCCTCTATTCCTTTATGAGATCAAAAATACCACCGTAGAAAGCGATATAATCCCAATTTGACATATGATTTTTATCACGTCACTCTTCGTCCCGATCATAAGCCCGAGTAGGAATGCTATTATCATTCCTGACGCGGAAAGATACCACGGTATCATTTCTCTAATCATCCTGTCCCCATCCTTTCGTCTGTTCCCATATGTCCGCCAAACACTTTACCGCCTCAATCGCGCTCGCTGTTCGCAATATCTCGTAGTCCTTCATCCTCCATCCGTTCCGCCCGTTTTGAAGTGTAGGTGTTGTTAAGATCCACATCGTTATCATCCTGTCCTGCTCTTCGCTGTAAAACTGGCTGGTAGAAATTTTGATTACGAGCCCCGTTGACAGTATGGCGCGCTGAAGCTTTTTCATGACGGCATTACAATTCATATCACACCCCCATACAGTTCTTATTCTATTTTACCATTCTCGTTTCCTGATCCGCGTACCCCTTTTACACAATTGCATGTCCTTCCAGTATCATATAGCTGTTGTATAGATATATCGTTTTCCTGCGATACCCATAAAAATCTTTCCTCCCGATAGGGATGTTGCATATCTTCGAGATGTTGTCATACCCCAGCCCTGATGTCAGGCTAAAAAACAGATATTGCGCCAACTCTGCATATGCGCTTTCCGCAGCCAGAAGCAGCAGTTCCAATTCCCTACCCTTTGCGTTTTTGCACTTGTCTTCTATTTTTTTTACCTCATTGTATGTCAGACCGTAACCATTAAAGTATGTGTCCCTTGTTCCCACATTCCCCACCTTCTTTCTTTTTGCTTTATTTTTTTGTTACCCTATCCCAGTCCCGCAGGATTTATCTGTGTAGACAGAGGGAACCAGCACACAAGCTGGCGCGCCGGAGCTGGCCGGTTAGGTGATACATTCTGCGGCTTCCCCTCTGTTTCGTTAATTTAATCTTCTAACCACCTATTATCCAAATAGCAAAACCAAATCACAATCGCAATCATCAGAATTATCCAAAACGACCAGAACATTATATTTCCAATACCAGAAGTGCAACTATCTAATGCTTGCTTAATGGTATAGTCCTTAAAAAATTGTGAACTGTCAGAAATAGTTCCATCTGATAATCTGGTATATATCGTGCCAGTGTGCTTAACGGGTGTTCCATAATACTTGAATCGTACCTTTACATATTCCCCTGACTTCCAACTGTACTCTCTGTCAGAATTTATTGTCTTTATGTGATTGTCCAGAGAATACGGGATTTTATCATACGGAAATTCGATACCACAAAACATAATATTTTCGGAATGTTTGCTTTCTCTGTCCTCGATTTCCCATTCATAGTGTACTTCTACTTTTGTGTGCTTTTTACCTTCTGAATCTGTTTCTGTCACTTCTCTTTCATGGCGTTCATATCGTTCTTCTATCTTTTTAACATGAAGATATTCCCCGCCAATCTCATCAAAAGTCACTGTATCAACCGCTTGCAAATCTCCATACACAAAAGCATTTCCAACATTTGTGTCCATGCCATACCGAAATAATTCAGAGTCCTCAATATGCACTGCCTTCTGGTATTCGGCGTTCTTATCGTTCTGCATATCAGTTATTTTTCCAGATATAAAGAAACCGACTATTAGCATAACGGCGGCGATTGCAACGCTGATGATGATTTCGCGCTTGGTTATTTCCATAAGCTATTCTCCAAATAAATCCTGCGGTGCGTCAACTGGTGCTTGATAATCCAACCGCTGAAATTTCAAAACCTCATAGCCTGTCCAGTCGAGGAAGATTCTTGCTGGAAACTTCTTTACATACCTGTTATAAGCTGTTACGGATTTATTGTAATTTCCCCGGTACTGGGCAAGCATGTTTTCGGTAATAGACAATTCATTCATGAGTTGCTTATAATTCTCATTGCTTTTCAACTCTGGATAAGCATATGTAACTGCCGCAATCACAGTATTTACATCTTCTACACTGTTCCCTTCGCTCATTCCATCTGCAAGTCCAGTCAATGTTTCTGATTCATGCCGATCATACTGTTTTACACAGTCTGCCAGATTATAAACCAAGTCAACCCTGCGTTTCTCCTGCACTTTAATGTCAGATTCAGCGGTATAGACCGATTCTTCAAGGCTGATCGCCCGGTTCTGTGCTGACTGCACTCCAAACACACACAACAAAACTACTGCCACTACTGCTCCTACAATAATCAATGGTAATTTCCAATTTTTCATAGTTTTTTTCCTTCCTTTAAATTTCAATTTACGGCAACATCTCCGGGAAATCATCGAAACTCATTTGTCCTGATACATTGTCGTCTTCCATCCACCACAAGAATACTTCTTCACCTGTCTTCCATCGCGGATTTTTCCCAGATGCTCTCATCTTATCAAGCATTTCCGAAAAGGCTTTGATATACTTTTTCTTGAACCCCGGAAAATCTGCGAACTCTTTCCAGCGTCCCTTCCCCGCCATCGGGCAGCCAACACACCCTACACGATGATAGCCACAATCATACAAAGGATTATATTCTATTTCATTCCCCCTTATAAAATCCCACACATCGGCATCTGACCACGATATAATAGGATTCACAGCCACCTTCCCTTTCTGGCGGCAGTGGTCGATTATATCTCTGCTTGCATCGTTGTCATTCGCCAGCATGACTCTATCTGCTTTTATGCTATCACTTGCCTTCTTTGTAATAGTTTCCACTTCGCTTCGTGTTGCACGCTTCCTGCTTTCTGCCCACCTTACTCCGGTCGTTATAACACGATTTTCTGCATTTTGCTCTTTCAAAACCTCACAACAATACCTCATCATTCTTGTGGGAGGCATACCTTTAATTGGGATTAACGACCACATATTTACCCGCTTCCCTTTGTAAGTCGGCTGTGTATACTCGCAACGTATTCCCTCTTTTTTGCACTGGTCAAATACCTTTCGGATATGCTGCATCGTCTGTGGCGCGTCAACTGTGGTGATGCTGTGCTGTACCACAAACGGTACGCCTGCTCGCTTGCATAGCTCCAAGACGACGTCCGAATCTTTTCCACCGCTATATGTGCATACAAATGGTTTCCCATAATATCGTTTCGACATGTCTGCTGCCATGCGAATCAAATATATTGCTTCCTCTTCTTTTCCCATTCCTCTACTCCTTTAAATGCTCATTTTCGCCTTTGCAAAATACATCTGGCTAATCACCAATCGTGAAAAAAATCATAGGCAACACCCCAGCAAAGGCTGAGAGTATTAACACATCTCCCATTCTGCTGGAGCGGTCCATACTAAACGCCAGAATAAATAGTATCAGCCAAGCCGCAGCCGCTATTTTGCCCAACTTTCCTAAAATATCCTTTTTGTCCATTTTCTTATCCCTCCTTAATAACGTCAGATTTTTTCGATTACGTTTTTATACAGCTCTCTGTACTCTTCCAGCAGTGCTTCCGCTCTTTCCGCCCGGATCATCAGCTCCTGCACCTCTGCAGCACAACATTTTTGTGGCTCCGCAGGAGCGATATTGCTCGGAATTTCCACCGGTACTTCCCGGACAACTTCTTTTTCTGCGATCTGCGGTTCAATCCCGATCGACGCTGCAAGCTTGTTTTTAACATCTGCCAGCTGCTCGCCCGTTACTGTACGGAGATATTCTTCAAAATTTCTGGAGGGTACATAGTACATTCGATCGCTGGACCCGTAGCGCAACCCATCGCAGTTTACTTCGATATCTGTATGCGTACCCTCTTCTGCCAGATGAATTACATACGCCATTGCCCCGTTGTCTGCTACCACCAGCACGATCTTCTCTGCCCCTGTGACAGTTCGTGTTCTCCAAACCTCTCCGGTTTTATTTTCTGTTCCCATATTCTTGTCCTCCTGCAGTTTCCTGCGCTTTATTCTCTCTTCTCTTGCTACCGCGATGATTGCCCGGCAGGCTGTTTCATCGCGGTAGCCTTCTGCGTTTTTATACATCCCAGTTCTCCCACTATTATGCAAAACGCATCTGTCCAGACTCTTCCGGCGGTTCAATAAGTGGCATCCAGTAAAGGACTTTTTCATATTCCAGCTCTTCCATCGTATCAAACTCAGAGTCCACGAAGCCAAGTGTTACCGGATCATATATATCTCTCCAAAAACCAAATCCGTACTCCTCTTCGTACTGGCACATCATCGGTGGATCTTCCAGATGGTTTTCTACCAAGCACATGTAAAATCTGCTATCGCCATCTTCTGGCAGGCTATCTTCTACAGATATCCACAAAGGAACCGTCGGCTGCTCTTCAATCTCCATGAGAACAGAGGCTGCTATGTCGTCAATATCCACCATTCTGTCTGCGTTTGGGTCAGGGTTCAGCCATTTTGTCACTTTTTCAGTCAGCAAATCTGCATCTATCAATCTCACCTATTCCTCCTCCCAAAGCAACCGTTGCCCACAGTCCGGGCAATAATTCGTCTCCGGCAGCGAACAATATTCGTTGCAGTGATATACGGAAAATATATGCCCGCATTTACATTTCGTGCACACGGAACCTGAGGACTGTGGTTTTATTTTTAGGGGAACCTGTTTTTCAATTGCTTCCCGAGCGCTCATCCCAATCACAGGTTGTTTCTTCTCCATTTCTTCTTTCAGGCTTTCCTTTATTGCGTCGTTAATAATCTTCTCTAATTCTCACAACGTCATATCGTATGCCTCCTTACACCCTGCTGCCCCGCAGGAACGCATCCTGCAGCTCGCTCTTCCACGCCGGTTCTGCCTGTTCCTGCACACGCTCCACAATGTCGCACTGGCAAACAATCTCTGTTGCCCACTCCCGGATTTGCCGAAGCCCATCCGCATCCGGTGCGATACCTGCACGCCGTTCGATCGAGAGCGCCAGTTCCCTGATCCGGTTATCTGCCGCCATCCATACCGGTTCGGCATCCGGCTGCGTTTTAATCCATATTGCCATCATTATTCTCCTGTCATAGTATTTTTGCATTCATTAAGTTTTTAAAGATGTACATCGGACATGCCACAACTATGCTGTTTCCTGCCTGCTTATAAAGCTGTGTGTTGCTGTTTACTTTTTGCGCTTTGGCAAAATCCTCGTCGTCAAAATCCATCAGCCGAAAGCATTCTTTCGGGGTCAGACGCCGCACCCGCATTTCAGGCGGCTCGCACACATAGTTATCTTTTTGCGTAGTCGTTAGGGTGTTGCATATTCCCTGTCTGTTCGGTTCTAGTCTCTGTACCGTTGGCGCTCCTGGTGCCCTATCTGATGGATTTTCCGGATTGCGTCCCCGGCTTGCCACAATAAATGGCTGGCGGCCTCCACCCATGCTGCAATTAAGCGCAGGGGATAATCCGTCTGTATCATACACTCTGCCCTGGTTCGGATTATCTCTTGTCTTTGTGGGCATTATATTTCCAATTTGCCTTACCCGTATAAGACTTTCGCTGCCGTCCTTGTAATATCTTGCCCGTATACAAGGCGACACGCCTTGCGTATCAGGATCATTTATCACCGCCCCAAAACCATTTCCGTTTTTCTGGTTTCGCGTTTTATGCTCCACCATTCCGTTTAATCGCGTAGGCGACACATAATATTTTTCCTCAACCTCTTGTTCCAATACGTCTTTAAGTTTCCGTTTAAGTGGGAAACTCTCTGGAAATTTAAATCCCCCCGTATCGACATTTTTCCGTATGCTGACGATAAATACCCTTTCTCTGTTTTGCGGCACATTATATTTTTTTGCATTTAATATTTCCCAGTAATTGTTATATCCTGCCTCTTCCAGGGATGTCAGTACTGTTTTAAATTCATTTTTAAATTTTTTCCCAGTCAGATTTTTTACATTTTCTGCGATTGCAACCTTTGGCATTGTTGCTTTTATAATTCTTAGTGCATCAAAAAATAGTCCTGATCTTGTCTGGTTCCCATTTGCATCTAAGAATCCCCGCTGTTTTCCCGCTGTCGAAATATCCTGGCACGGAAACCCATATGTAATCAGGTCAATATCTTTTGGCAGCTTTTTTTCATCAATTTTTTTTGATGTCCCCCAAATTTAATGGCTCTGCTACATTATGGATTGCTGCATATGATCTTGACGCATATTTATCAATTTCTGAGTATCCGATTAATTCATATTCCGCTTCGATCCTGTCCAGCGCTTTCTCAAAAGCTCCGATGCCCGAAAAAAGTGATAATAATTTTATTTTCCCCATGTTACACAATTCTCCCGTTCGTATCCGCCAACAGTCTGTAGACCGATGCCACAAACCAGTCTGCGGCGTATCCTGCAAATAACATACCAGCGCCAAACAACGCCATGTATGCGGCAATCTTAAGCAGGTCTTTAATATCGCGCTTACGCAGCTTCCACTTTGCTTCCCAGTCCTGCGCACCGTAATACTTTTCATACGCGGTTTCGACCATGTACTCACCCATGTAGCACAGTACATGTAATGCTGCCATAATCGTCATTACGATGCTGAACATGATCGCCATTTCGGCAAATATATCTAATAACTCACGCATCTACTTCCTCCTCCTGAGCGGCGCGCATGCCCGCTCCCAGCTCTCTGCCCATCCATCCGGCTCCGCTCTCATAATCTCGTAGCCGTCTTTTGCCTTTACGCCGTGGTATACGCGGCTGGCTATGGTCTCGCGGGACATGCCCAGCAAATACATAAGCTCTTTTGCTTTGTACCGTCCCTGGTACTCATCGTTCTTGTACAGGTCGTACAAGATTATCTTTCGTCCCATTCCGTTTTCCTCTCTTCCTGCACCACTGAGGACTGTTTGAAACCTTCTGCTCAATCAGTCTCATATCTGTGATGCACAGCCGCCGGTATCCGTCCTGTTTCTCCTTGCGGACCAGTACGCATGATTCGCAGCCATCGCAGTGCGGCAGCGTTGCTTTTATCCTGCTCCTGTAGTCCCGCTGCTTCTGCTGGTATGCTTCTGGATCCGCTTGCCTACGTCTGCGTTTTAGCAGCGCCGTTATGTCGGAAGCCGACATGATGCAATCTGGATGCTGGCAGGCCTCACAGTCCGGATAGGCACAATCTTTTGTTGCTCTCATGTCCGCCTCACTTTCCAAGCAGGGCAGCTTCCAGGCTGTCCATGTCGTAGTCGTGTTTCATAAACTGGTTATACTGGTCAACGCTGGTCTGCTGTCGCTTTGGCGGCTTCGGCTTCTTGTACTTTCCAGGCAGATACTCATCAAATTTCAGCTTCCGCAGGAAATTTTCAGCGTTCAACACATACTGCTGCTGCGTCCCGCGTATCTGGCAGGCTTCGGCGTAGTTTCTGGCTGCCTGTACAAGTTCGTCAGCACCTACACCCATCCGCAGGGTGTTTAAGTATTCCACAGCCACTCCCGGCAGGTCTGCCCCTGCTTTCGGGTACGCTGCAACAAAGTCCTCAAACCGCTCTGGTTCCTCGCGCGATATTGTTTTGGATTCGTATTCGGATTGGATTGGATTACGGGGACTATTGCAATCGTTCGATATCATCTGATTGCAATTGATATCATCTGATATCAGATTCTCGCAGTTGCTTTCTTCCGCTGGATATTTGCTTTTCTTTGCTCTCACTTGCTGGTGATCTCCCCAAGTTGCCATGTGTAAGTACGGTCGTCCCTGAACGTAATATTCTCGAACCAAGCCTACAGACGTCAACTTCTGCAGGGCATCAGCAATCGTCTTATTTGTAATATCCTTTAGCGGAAAGCATGTCCCGCGGATAATCGCAGGTCTTCCGTCAAATCTTCCATAATCGTCGCACGATACGATCAATCGGTAGAACAGGACTTCTTCGAACCAGCTCAGCTGGTCTATGGTATCGGATCGGCAGATACTCTCCTTTAAAATCCTGTTTGGCATCTTATCCGCCTCCATTCAGGCTCGCAAGCCATTCATCCATTGTGATCTGGTTCTTTTCCAACTCATTTTCCCGTGGCTTCTTATCTTTTCGCAGATACCGTTTCGCTGCATCCACATTCATGCGATTCTCAGCAGTTCTGGAACTTTCTATTGCCATCCAGTTGCGAACCAGATTCTTTTCATCTTCCGCCGGTCTAAAGTACCCTTTGCCGTCTTGCAGATTGATAATCAATTCTGCGTCGCAGTCGTTTTTATTTACTTCCGCAATCAGCCGCCGCACCATCCGATCACTCATGTGCGTTGTGGTCTGCAGCCAACGTCTGGAAACAGCATTTTT